CAATTACTTTAATGGGTGTAGCACAAGCCGCAATGATTGGTCTTGTCGGTGGTTTCTTTGGTCTATTAGGAAAAGAATTATTCTATTACTTGAAGCGAAAGATTAATGGGAGAAAATCTGCCTAAATTAAATGACGATGCAGGAATATCTATAAACATAAAATGGCTTATACAGATAGTCATACTTGTTGGTAGTGCAGTATTACTGTACACGCATTTAGAGGGCAGAATAACAGACACAGAAAACGAGATACAAGGAATAAGATACAATCAAAACAATTATGTATTTCCTGACATTAGAGTACTTGAAGACGAGTTATTAGACTACAAGTTAGAAAGGGAGAGAGTAAGAAAAGACATTAAACGACTAAACGAGTTAATAAATGAAAAAGATAACAGATAAAATACTATTTAAGTTCATAGAATTTAAAGTATGGCTACACCAAAAGAGAAACGGTAGTACTTGGGATATGTTTCAATTTGGTTTATTTTGGATGCTTATAATGATTCTAACAAGTATGTTAATTGGTAAGATACTATGAAATATTTTAAACTTTCTGAGTTTGATAGTCCTGATATGGTTGGAAGTGGCGAAGCTATGGATAAGGAGTTTTTAAGTAAACTTGACCAAGCACGCTCTTTATGTGATATACCATTTAAAATAACATCAGGATATAGAACTAAAGAATACAACGAAAGTTTATTAGCAAGAGGCTATAAAGCCTCAGCCAATTCTTCACACCTTAAAGGTTTAGCGGCAGATATAGCTTGTACAGATAGCGTGAAGCGACATAAAATAATTACATCACTTTTAAAAGTAGGATTTACTAGGATAGGAATTGCTAAGACATTTATACACGTTGACAACGACCCTAATAAGCCTGCTAATGTAACTTGGGTATATGGATAAGAAACCTTTTAAAGACACTAAGCTAGGAAAGATTGTAGGTAAGCTATCAGGCTTTTTACCTAAAGATGGTGTTTTAGGTGTTGTAAGAGACATTCTAGATGGAGATGATAGTCTGACACCTGAGGATAGAGAAAGGCTCTTAAACGAGTCCTTAGAGGCTTATAGGATAGAAGTAAGCGATAGAGACTCAGCTAGGAATAGAGAAGTAAAGCTAAGACGCTATGGTACTGATTGGATGTTTAACGCAACTGGCATTGTAGGATTACTAGCATTTGCTTTCTTGGTTTATACAGTAGTGACAACACAAGTACCTGAGAGTAACAAAGAAATATTTATACACCTATTGGGTATTGTAGAGGGTGTTGCTCTGTCTATATTTGGCTACTATTTTGGTAGTGCTAAGAAAGAGAATAGATAAGTTGTTAATAACTTTCTAGGTTATTATTTTTCTATAATATACAAAAACCTTATTTTTTATTATACTATATATAGTATTATACTATAATATATATTATATTTATATATAATTAATAATAATAATAAACTATATATAGTATTATACTATAGTCAAATTATGAAAGAAGAAATACTAAGAATTGCAGAGGATTATCAGAAAACAGTAGTAGAAAGGATTAACCAACTCTTAGAGTTAGATGCTACTATGTACACGAACTTAGGTTCAGACAGTACTAAGGCTGAGAAGCAAGAGGTAAAAAAAAATTCTAGGATAATCTACAGAGCTATAAAAGACCTAGACTTTGAGACTGGTAAGCTACTCTTACAACACCAAGACGGTTACTAAACACTTACAGACAGATGCCTAAGAAACCAAGCAGAAAGACAATCGTAAACAACCTAGACAAAGTATTCTCTGAGTATATCAGGAGGCGATATGCTAAGAATGGTATAGCAGAGTGTGTTACTTGTGGTAAGAAAGACCATTGGAAGAACTTACAAGCAGGACACTTTATGTCTAGAAAGCATTACGCTACTAGATGGGATGATGAGAACGTAGAAGTCCAATGTATGGCTTGTAATGTTTACCGATATGGAGAGCAATACTTATTCGCTAAACACTTAGGGCAAGAGAAAGCTGATGAGCTACTAGCTAAGAGTAGAACTATGGTCAAAATAAAAGACTGGGAGTTACAGGATATGATAGAAATTTATAAGAAAAAGTTATTGGAGTTGGAACAATAAGTATTATATTTGGAGTGTCTGTCTGACATTTGTCTTAAATCTGTAGAAAAGGGGGTACTATTAATTTAGTATCTCTTTTTTTTTATATTATTTTGTGTTATTAAGAATTTTTTATATCTTGCAACCATATTAATCTTAAAAACAGATATTATGACAAATGAACAACTGGCAGGAATCCTGCAAGAAAACATCAAAAACCTAGAGTGGGCAGAGGATTACCACACTAGAAAGCTAGAGGAAACTGAGTACCAACTATCTCTATTTAGAAAGGAGCTTAAATCTTTAGAGATATGACCTACACAGAGGATTTGATAAGACTATACCAAGCAAGGATAGAATCAATGGCAAGTAGGATAGAAGAATTAGAAGCATTACTAGAAATTAATCAAAAACAATTAGAAAATGAAAACAGGTAAGATTACTAACATAGAGCCTAATGGTACTTTTGAGAGTTATGGTAGCATACTCACTAGAAACAAGGTTACGTTAGCGACAGGCGAGACATTCACGTTTAACTCTAAAGGAGACTTTAAAAAGAACGTAGGAGATGAGATAGAGTTTGAGGTAGTAAATGCTCAGTATGGTAATGCCAAGCTGATATACAACCCTAACAGACCTCAACAACAAGCAGCACCAGTTAAAAAGACTGATGATGTACAGAAGTTTATTATTAGACAGTCAAGTGTTGCTAGTGCAGTAAACTTTTACAAAGACAAACCATCATCAGAGGATGAGGTATTAGAGTTCGCAGAAAGAATAGTAAATTATATATACAGTTAGTTATGAGTTTTAAAGTAAACGGAAAAATAGACAAGATTTCAGAAATCAAAATCCACGACAATGGAGCTAAGTCATTAGACTTTATCTTAAAGACAGAGGAGCAGTACAACAACCTGTACGTTTTTAATATGTACAAGGGTGCTAACTATGCTGACTCAGTAGATAAGTTTGTACAATACAACAAAGTAGGAGACTTAGTAGCAGTAGAATTTAATGTAAACTCTAGAGAATGGCAAGGTAAGTACTTTACTAACCTAACATCTTGGAGAGTAGACAAACTTGATTCTTTACCTAAACAAGAGGCAGTAACTGCTGAGGCATTTGCTCCTGATAGAGAGGATTTACCTTTCTAGAAATTTATGGGGAGTAGGGTAACTTATTCCCCTTTTTTATTTAACAAATTAAAAGACAAGACAATGAACACAGCATTTAATATATTTATAGAAAGATGTTTATTTTTAGATAAATCAGAGTCATTAGGTTTAATAGAAATATTACAAAAATCAATTAATAACGACAATGATTTATCAATTCTGATAGATTTACAACTTGAATCATTAAGTTATAGCGACCCTAATGGAATAAGAAATTTAAAAAAAGGAGACATAATTATCTATGATGGAGGTTCAGAAAGTAATCGTTTTACAGAAGGTAAGGAGTATAAATTAATAAATAATCCATACACTAGCGGAAATAAAAAAACAATATTTAGAATTAAAAATGACTCAGGAAATACATACACTCCTTTAGCTAGATACTTCAGTCCAAAATAATTTACTACCTTAGACAAAAATACAGACAGATGCTTATAAATTTTGAAGAACAAATAGGAAAACTTAAAAAGGTAAGGACAGGACAAATTAAAGAGGGATTAAGATTAGACATCCCACAAATAGACCAACACTTTAGATTAAAGAAAGGGAACTTTAACGTAATACTAGGACACGCTAACGTAGGTAAGACTACTGTGATAATGTACCTTATGTTATTGTACTCTAGAAAACATAGCATAAGATGGCTAGTATTTAGTGCAGAGAATGAGCCTTATGCACTTATAAGAAAACTGGTAGAGTTTATAGAAGCAAAGCCAATTAACAAAATAGAGGATGAGATTTTTGATAAGAGAGTATCTTGGATTAATGAACATTTTAAGTTTATAGAACCTAATGACCTATACACCTACAAACAAGTGCTAGAATTAGCTCAACACGTTAAGAACGCTTGGCACTATGACGGATTGCTTATAGACCCTTACAACTCTCTTATAAAAGATAAGAATGTATTAAAGGGTTTGAGTGGACACGAGTACGATTACCAAGCAACAAGCGAGATGAGAATATTCTGCAAGACTAATAACATTACAATATGGCTTAATACTCACGCAGCTACTGAGGCTTTAAGAAAGAAGCACGGAACTAACCACGAGTACGCAGAGCATCCTATCCCACCTATGGCTAGTGATGTAGAAGGAGGTGGTAAGTTTGTGAATAGAGCTGATGATTTTATAGTAATCCACAGATATATACAACACCCTAGAGACTGGATGTATTCACTCATTCACGTTAGGAAAGTAAAAGACATAGATACAGGAGGTAGACCAACAAGTCTAGACGAACCAATAAGATTAAAAAGCATTATGAATAATGTAGGCTTTGAGATAAACCACAGAAATATAATAGAACCACATAACCCTAAACAATCAGAAGTACCTTTTTAATTATGACAATAGATTTCGGAAACACAGGAGTTAATTTACAGATTATACCTATCTATGGACTATCAGCAGGCATTTTATATTATAACCCTAATTTAGAGCCTGACATAGAGGAAGTACACGAGGATGATTTTTATCATCAGCTTACTATTATGTGCCTACTATTCGGCTTGCACATAACTGTATGGAAGTACTAGAGATAATTTTTAAAAAGCATCAGGACTGGTGTGATATAGTAGAATCCTTTGGAGTCAATCCTGACACCGCAGAGGATATAGTGATGGAGATGTATATTAAGATTGACAGACTTGTTAAAGCAGGAACTGATATAATGTACAATGAGCAAGAGGTTAATTACTACTATGTCTACAGAACCCTACAAACCCTATTCTTAGACCTTAAAAGAAAAGAAGCTAAGGTAGAGGTACTAGGATTAGAAGAAATCACAAAAGAGCTACACCAAGACTTACATATAGACTACCAAGTATTATATGATAAGCTCAATAAAGAAATGGAATCTTTATACTGGTATGATAGAAAGGTATTTGAGATAATAGATTCAGGAGAGAGTTTCCAATCTTTAAGCGACAAAACAAACATAAGTTATTACTCACTTTATAACACCTACAGAAAAGTAAAGAAACACCTTAAAGACTTATTCAAATGAACAGAATAGAAGAACTTATCAAAAATCAGATACACCCAATTACAGGATGGGAGTATAGAAAGGAAAGAGACAAAGCAATAATGCTAAAACAACAACGGAGACGAGAAAAAAGAAAAAAATGAGACTAGGAGACTTAGTAGAAAAAATTACCACCTACACAGGAATTAAGTGGCTTACCAAAAAGATATTTGGAGAGGACTGTGGGTGTGAGGAGAGAAAAGATAAACTTAACAAAATAACAATCAGCAGAGATGGAAGAAGTTAAAATGACTAAACAAGACTACATAGACTGGACAAACTTTAGGAATAACAAAAAGAATACCCTAGCTCCTGAGGAGTTTGAAATGCTATGTCAATTACACGCAGTATATTTCAATCATAGGTACTACAAACCTTGTACTTGTAATCCTAAAGAGATTAATAGATGGATTACACAACTGAATGAAATATACGAGAATGGATATAAATAAAGTACATAATTTAGAGAAGGCAGTAATACAGATATTAAACCTAGATGGTTGGGATTTAGATTGGTGTGGGGGTGGTTTTGAACATTATGACGCAGTAGGAGAAACTCCTAAGGGGCATCCCTGCGTAGTAGAAATGAAGTTCAGAAAAAAGTACTATGAGACCAAGATGCTAGAGAAACTTAAATATGACAAGCTAATGGATATGCCTGAGGATATGGTCAAGATTTACTTTGTAAACGACCCTAAGGCTAACTATATATTTTGGCTTAATGAGTTAAAGCTAGACCCAACTGAGCAACTATACTGTCCTGACACTACACTATGGACTAAGAGTAGAAGTAATAAAGAAGTATATTTATTAAGAGAAGAACAGGCAACAATAATAAATTTAAACGAATGACAGAATTAAATTACCTAAAGGCAATACTATTATCTCAGTTACTTATTGAGACTATGGACTCACTAAAAGGCAGCAAGTTTTATAAGGAGTCAGTAAAGTATAACGTGAACAGAAGTATCAAAGAGTTAGAGCAGGTATTCAATACCAACTACAATAACATCTATGATAACAACCCTGAGATGACTACTAATGTTTTAAACAAGCTAGAGGACTTGGTAAGTAAAATATCTACCTCAACTATTGATGAGCTTGTTATGATAGATGCAGTCATTGATAAGTACCACGAGAACAAAGAGTGGTTTAAAGAACACGGAGAAGCAGAGTTTTTAAAGATTGAGTAATGACCTATATTCTATCTACACTAGTATCTATAATGACTATATTGAAAACTGTAGAGACAAATAACAATCCTGACTCTATAGGAGACAATGGAAGGTCTTATGGCGTACTACAGATACAGAGAAGCGTTTTAAGGGATGTTAATCGTATTTATGGTACTAACTACTACCACGAGCAGATGTTCTCTGAGAAAGCCTCTGAGGAGGTATTTAAGCTATATATGTGTTATGGCAAAGAAGTGTTCCTAAAAAAGCATTGTAGATTCCCTACAGAGGAGGAACTGGTTAGAATGTGGAATGGTGGGATATATAAAGGGTACAAATACCGAGATACTAAAAAATATTATAACAAATACTTAAAGATAAAAAATGAGAGGTAATGCGATTCACTATGAAGCTACTGGCGAGTATGATGTAATAGACATCTGCCAAGACTATCAGCTTAATTTTCAAAGAGGTTCTGCACTTAAATATATAGTAAGAGCAGGAAAAAAAGATGATGAGTTACAAGACTTATATAAGGCTAAGGATTTTATAGAAAGAGAGATAGCTTTTGTAAGGGAGAAAAGAAACCAAGAGGCTAATGACATAAAAGAAGGGATAGTTAGTCCATACAATTATAATTATAAAGAAAGATAGTTGTGTAATTAAAATTATTTAATATCTTTGTGTTGTAAGTGCACGACATATGAGAACTAAAAGGACAGGCAGATGTATAAAGTAGACAGAAACTTATTAGAGTTACAGAACAATGCTGATATGGAGATGCTATTATCTCTTATATTAAAGTGGACTAAGAAGTCTGATAGTAAAGAGATAAAGGCTTTTAATGATGCTTTATTTAGGCAATTAAGATACATTCAAGCACTAGAGGATGAGAGATTCTCTTTTGATAGGATTATCTCTGAGAGTTTAGCTGATAAAGTGAGAGCAGTTGAGAGAGCAAGGAAAGCTGATGAGAGAATAGAGGAACTGGAGGAAAAGATTAAGAAGCTAGAAATGAAAAACAAACTAGGATTATGAAACAACCATACAGAATAACAATAGAGCAGTACGAATATAAATACTCAGTAGAAGTAGACCATTCAGATATAACCTTTACAGAGTATATAGAACTTTTAAGGTCATTGTCTTTATCAGCTGGGTGGTCAATAGAGGACGTAAATGAAGTTTTTGAAGGATAATATAGTGATAGTAATTACCAACACAAAGGCGTTTAAAGCAATACAATGATAGTAATTGCTAGCATTAAAATAAAGAAATGATGACAGAGGAACTACTAATAGAATTAGGATTCGTTAAAAACGACTATGATTTCTATTACAACTACACCAAAGGAGATATACTATCGTGTGATAGTGATAAGACAAGGAATGGAAAATGGTATGTGATGTTTAACTTCCCTAACTCACAAGGTGTAATATCAAACCCTGAAATACTAAAACAATTAATAAATAAGATAGATGAGCAAGATTAGACTATTAGACGGAAAAGAATGGGATAAACAAGAACTACTGGACAATATGATGTCAGATGAGTTCTACTATGGGTATCTAAGCAAAGCAGCTTTAAGTAGTTCAAGTGCTAAGATGCTAATAGGAAGTCCAAAGACATACACTTATGTTACTAAGTATGGTTCTCCTGAATCACAAGCACTAAGAGACGGATGGTTATTCCACACCGCTATACTAGAACCTGAGGTATTTGACTCACAAGTATTTGTAGATGTAGAATCTAAGAACTCTAAGGCTTACAAGTTGGCTAAAGAGAAACACGGCAAGGTATTTACTAAGAAAGAAAAGAGAGATGCTGAGAGATTAGCTGATGCCTTTTATAAGAATGAGACTGCTAAGGGTTATATTACTAACTGTGATTTTGAAGTTCCTGCAATAGGCGAAGTAATGGGATTCCCATTTAGAGGTAAAGCTGACATACTAGGGAAAGATAGGATTGTAGACCTTAAAACAACTACCGACATACGAGCTTTCAAATACTCTGCTCAGAAGTATTCTTATGATATGCAATGTTACCTATACTGTCAGCTATTTGATAAGACCTATGACCAGTTTACATTTATAGCATTAGACAAAGCAAGTCTAGACATAGGTATCTACCATTGCTCAGAGGAGTTCTATTTAAGTGGAGAACAGAAAGTAAGAAACGCTATAGAAACCTACAAGACATTCTTTATAGATGGTGTAGACATTGATGGATATTATTTAGAAGGAATACTATAAACTAAGATAAGATGAAGAAAATAACAGATGCACTAGAGATAGCTAGAGAACTAGAAGAACTATCAGGACTAAGTCCATTTAGACACACAAGACAAAGAGCGTACATAGATGTAAGAGCAACTCTAACATTTTTGTTATACAACAATCTAAACTTTACTCTAGCGGAGTTATCAAGATTCTATAAATCAAATGGAAAGCCTTATGACCACGCTACTGCCTTACACGCTCTAAAAAACTTTGAGACCTATAGGAGATACAATAAGAACATAGACAAGTGGTTGGATACATTCCAAGATACTAACCAACATACAAGACTACAAAAGTCTATGATAAGACAAAACCTAAACTACCTAAGTCCTAATAACATCAAGAGGCTAAATAAGATAGTTACAATAATGTATGAAAGAGATAAGCAAATAGAAACAGTATGATAGAATTACACAAAGGAGATTGTTTAGAAGTAATGAAACAAATACCTAATGGAAGTATTGATGCTATTATAACAGACCCTCCTTATGGAACTACTGCTTGCAAATGGGATAGTGTTATTCCTTTTGATTTAATGTGGCAGCAACTAAATAGGATTATAAAACCTAATGGCGCAATAGTTTTATTTGGAAGCCAACCTTTTACAAGTGCTTTAGTAATGAGTAATCCAAAGATGTTTAAGTATGATTGGATTTGGGATAAGAAGAGGTGTACAGGTTTTTTAAACGCTAAAAAACAACCATTAAGAAACAACGAAACAATAAGCGTGTTTTATAAGAAACAACCCACTTACAACCCACAACCATACAAGAAAAATACTACTGGAAATATGGGTAAATCTAAAGAACATCAAACGGATAATTACGGTAAATACCATCAAGTTGATAATGATAATAGTAATGAGTTCGGATATCCTAGAGCTTTATTAACGCAAATACCTGTTATTAATAATTTAAGCAAAGATAAAAGCGGTTTGCACCCAACTCAAAAACCTATATTATTAATGGAATATCTTATAAAGACGTACACTAACGAAAACGAAACGGTTTTAGACTTTACAATGGGGAGCGGAAGCACAGGAGTAGCTTGTGTAAACACAAACAGAAACTTTATAGGTATTGAAATGGATAATAACTATTTTGATATAGCAACTAAGAGGCTAGCACAACACCAAGCACAACTAACAATGTTTTAATGAGTCTAATAAGAAACAGCAATCAGGTAAAGCAAGCCATAGACTTCTCAGGAGTAGAGAATGGAAAGATACATCCATCAGATATAGATGCAGTACTAGAGTTTGATAATGAAGCTCTAATACTAATAGAGGTCAAGAGGCTAAACAATAAAATACCCACAGGACAAAGACTATTACTAGAGAGAGTATGTGATAGTTGGAGAACTGATAAATCAATAGTATTATTTGTTACCCACGACTTTAAAGATGATACTAAAGACATACCTTTATCTGATTGCTCTCTTAACTCTTACTACTATAATGGTAGTTGGTTAGATGCAAAGAAAGTAACCAGTCTTAAAACTGTTCT